TTCCCTCGCAACTTCCCTCCGTTCTATCGCCGTCGATGTCGGCCCTGCTGGTGTTGTCATCCTCAAGATGGACAAGACTGGCCACTGGGTATTCGGCGCTGACCAGACCGAGGTGGAAGACGACACCACCTGGGCTGTCAATCCTTTCTCGTTTGTCCACGGCTTTATCGCTTGGGGTGACGGTGAGGTGCTGGGTGAAAAGATGGCCAGCGTCAGCCAGCCGCTGCCTGAGTTGGACGTGTCGCCACCGGGCGCTAAGAAAGGCTGGGAGACACAAGTGGGCATGAGCCTGAAGTGCCTATCCGGCGAAGACAAGGGCATGGAAGCGCGCTTCACCACCACGTCAGTGGGCGGCAAGCGTTCGGTTCAAGCCCTGGCAGTCGCGCTGGCCGAGCAGGTCGATAAAGACCAGACTAAGCCAGTAGCCATTGTCAAGCTGAAGAAAGACCACTACGCCCACAAGAGCTACGGCAAGATCTTCACGCCCGTGTTCCAAGTGGTCGAGTGGGTAAGCATGGACGCTGAAGAGGCCGCGCCAGCGCAAGCTGCGGCTGAACCCGAAGCGCCAGCAGCAGGTCGCCGCCGCCGGGCATCGTAAGCCTTTCCTGATGCCGCGTGACAGGCGGCATTGGAAAATGCTATATATAGACTTTGAGACAAGATCGCGTTGTGACCTTAAAAGTCGCGGCGTGTACAACTACGCGCAAGACGCAAGCACCGAAGTGCTGTGTATGTCCTACGCCTTTGACGATGGCGAGGTGCAGACTTGGCTACCCGGCCAGCCGTTTCCCGCAGATGTCAAAGACTACACGGGAATGATCTACGCCCACAACGCGGCGTTTGAGCGTCTGATCTTTTGGTATGTCTTGCAGATCGACTTCAAGTTGGAACAGTTTTACTGCACCGCAGCACAAGCCCGTGCCAACTGCGCGCCCGGTAGCCTTGAAGACGCTGGACGGTTTGCTGGCGCGTCGATGAAGAAGGACCACCGGGGCAGCCAACTGATCCGGTTGCTCTGCATACCCCCGTTCCGCGAGGATGCCGCCTTGATGGCCGAGATGGTCAGTTATTGTGAGCAGGACGTGCGCGCCATGCGCGCCATCAGCCAGGCCATGCGCCCGCTGTCAGACGACGAACTGACCGACTACCATGTCAACGAGCGGATCAATGACAGGGGCGTGCTGGTCGATGCGCCGCTGTGCGCGGCTGCCGTGCGCTTTGCCGCCGCTGAGACAGAAGAAATCCAGCAGATCGTAGCCGAGGTGACCGAGGGCGCTATCACCAGCGTGAGGTCGCCTAAGATGCGCGAATGGGTGCTGGAGCGCGTCGGTGAGCAGGCCAAGAAGCTGATGTGGACGGGCGAGAAGTATTCGATTGATAAGACCGTCCGCGCCAATCTTTTAATTTTGTCAGAGGAGAACCCCGATGAGATACCGCCCGCTGTTGCCGATGTCATCCAATGCGCCAGTGATTTATGGTCGTCTTCAGTTGCGAAATTTAGCCGACTTGCAGGTTTGGCCGACGAAGAAGATCACCGCGTTCGGGGCGCGTTTGTTTTTGCTGGCGGTGCTGCCACTGGTCGAGCGGCCAGCTACGGCGCTCAGATCCATAATCTCCCGCGTAAAAGTGCTAAAGACCCCGAAGCCATTCGCACAGCTATGGTTCGAGGCCATGAGGTTTTGCCTAAGTACGGAACGAAAATAAATACTGTACTGAAAGAAATGTTACGGCCCTCACTGATAGCCCAGCCCGGCCACGTCCTGATTGCCTACGACTGGTCAGCCATTGAAGGCCGTGTGCATCCTTGGCTGTCTAACTGCCCGGCAGGCGAAGCCAAGCTGGACGTGTTCCGCTCTGGCCTTGACCCCTACAAAGTCAACGCCGCCGCTACCTTCCGCGTCGCTTACGCTGACGTGACCGCCGATATGCGCCAAGTGGGCAAGGTGCAAGAGTTGGCGCTGGGGTTTCTGGGTGGCGCTGGAGCGTTTGAGGTGTTTGGCCGCGCCTACGGCATCCACTTGTCTGTTGGCGAGGTCGCCCGCGCTGTCGATGGCTGGCGTAGGGCAAACCCTTGGGCCATGCTGCACGGCCAGCAGTTAGAGGGTGCTTACCTGCGCGCCATGCGAAATAAAAACCATGAATTCAGCGCCGGGCGGGTTACCTATATGTTCGATGGGCAGATGCTCTGGTACAGTCTTCCCTCTGGCCGGGTGCTGTGCTATCCGAACGCCAAATTTGACGACGAAGGCAACGTGACGTATACAAAAGCAGCATGGAAACCCGCCGCCGACGCTACTGAGTGGCCACGCGCCCGCCTGTGGCGCGGTCTGGCTGTCGAGAACGTCACGCAAGCCGCCGCCCACGATATCCTGCGCCATTCCCTGCGCCAGCTAGATGATGTCGTCCTACACGTCCATGATGAAATTGTTGTCGAGTGCCCGGCTGATCAGGCCGAGACAACCGCCGCGCTGATGCACCGCGTGATGTGCGCGCCGCCCGAGTGGGCAGAGGGTTTACCTCTAGCTGCTGAGGGTGTCACTACTACGAGGTATTCGTAAAAAAGAAAACCCCTGCGGTGAGGCAGGGGTTAAATCATCAACTAGAGGAGAGAAACGTGTCCGATTTTACAGAGTTTTTGAGCAATTTAGCGCCAGAGGGTGAAACTTTTTTAGTCGTGCGGCAAAAGCCGAAAATGAAAGATGGAGCGCTTGACTTCCACGCCGATGGCGCGCTCAAGGCCACTTGGCCAGCTTTCCTGCCTACGCACGCCATGAAGCCCGGCCAGTCATGGTACGGGAACACCGCCAGCTTTATCATTGACCGTTTTGAACAGGGCCGCGTCAGCGCCAGCGCCGCCAATTGCGAGTACATCTTGGTGATGATGCTGGACGACATTGGCACCAAGAGCAAGACCCCGCCGCTGCCGCCGACTTGGGTCATGGAAACGTCTGTCGGGTCGTTCCAATGGGGCTACGTGTTCAGCGAACAACCCACCAAGGCCGAGTTTAGCGCGGCTATCAAGGCCATCGCAGACGCTGGCTACACTGACCCCGGCGCTATCAATGCCGTCCGCAATTTCCGGCTGCCTGGCTCGGTCAACATGAAGCCCGGCCGCGACAGTTTTGAAGCCAAGTTGGTCGAGTTCCACCCCACCCGTGATTACACCCTGCCCGACATCTGCACCGCCTTGGGTGTCACGCCTGCCCCGGCCGACAGCCTGACCCTGCGCCCGATCCGTATCAGCGATGATGGTGCTGATGACGTGCTGGCCTGGTTGTCTGGCCAAGGTCTGCTGCTGTCTAAACCCAACCCCGAGGGCTGGGCTGGCGTGATCTGCCCCAACAGTGCCGAGCATAGCGATGGCAACCCAGAGGGGCGCTATATGCCCTCAAATAGGGCGTACTGCTGCCTGCACGGACACTGTGTTGATCTAGATTCTCGCACGTTCTTAGAGTGGGTGGCCGAGAACGGAGGCCCGAAACATACGCCCGGCTTGCGCGAAGAATTGTTCACCGCCGCGATGGATACCGCACTGTCTAAACTGACCCCGAATGACGTGTTTACCAACGAGAGCGCGGCGCGCATTGCTGAAGTTGAGCGCAAAGAGCTTGGCCGTATTCAAAAGACCGAATGGTACGAGCGTTTCGCCTACATCCAGTCCGATGAGTCGTACTTTGATATGCAAGATCGCCGCGAGGTGTCGCGCAGCACGTTCAATGCCTTGTTCCGGCACATTAACTGCAAGTCTATCAACAGCGGGCGCAAGATTGAAGCATCTGTTTTATATGACGAAAACAGGCAAGACAAGGGCGCTAAAGCGTTGGTCGGCATTACCTATGCCGCAGGCGAGTCGGTGCTGGTTTCGCGTGATGGTGAGATATTCGGTAACCGCTGGCGCGATGCCCGGCCACCGGTACAGGCCGGAGACATCACGCCCTGGCTTGCCCACTGCCGGGCGCTGGTTCCTGAGTCGTCTGAGTTAGAGCATATCTTTAACGTGATGGCGTTCAAGTTACAAAACCCGCAAGTTAAGATTAACCACGCCGTCCTACATGGCGGCGACCAAGGCTGCGGCAAAGATACCATGTGGGCCCCCTTCATCTGGTCGGTCTGCGGGCCCCATATGAAAAATCATGGCCTGCTAGACAATGACACAATGTCGTCGCAGTTCGGGTATGCCCTTGAGTCCGAGATATTGATCTTGAACGAGCTGAAAGAACCCGATGCCCGCGAGCGGCGCGCCTTGGCTAATAAACTAAAGCCCATAATCGCTGCGCCGCCCGAGATGCTGTCAATCAATCGTAAGGGTTTACACCCCTATTCGATGGCCAATCGCTTGTTCGTGCTAGCGTTCTCAAACGATACCGTCCCCATCTCGCTAGATTCTCAGGATCGCCGCTGGTTCTGTATCTGGTCGCACGCGCCGCGTATGACCGCCGAGGCCGCCGCCCGGCTGTGGGCTTGGTATAACGCTGGGGGCTTTGCTGCTGTTGGTGCCTGGTTGGCTGCCCGGAATGTCGCCGCCTTCAACCCTGGTGCAACCCCTGCCATGACCGAGTTCAAAATGAACTTGGTCGAGCATGGCCTGTCAATGGCTGAGTCGTACCTTGTCGAGGCCATGCGCCTGAAAATAGGCGAGTTCGCCAAAGGCGTGATTGGATCGCCGTTTCACGCGGTTTGTGACCGCTTGGCGGGCGCTGCGCCCGCTGGCGTGAAGATACCTCAAGCCGCTTTATTGCACTCGTTTAAAGAGGCTGGCTGGGTCGATCTTGGCCGGGTAGCGTCATCAGACTACCCGACCAAAAAGCACCTATATTGCGCGCCCGATTTGGCCAATGGCAATAAGTCTGCATTGCGCCGCCTGGTCGAAGAATCGCCGCCCGGTGGTCTGGTACGGGTGAAGTAAAAAAGCCCCGTTATGGGCCCTTATAGGTTTAAGAGGATGGCCAATAGGGCCGCTATGATGGCCGCTAGTGCTAGCCCCATGCTGCGCGCCGTTCAAGCTCTTGAACGATGGCCTGGTCAAGCAATTCGAGAATATCAACGCCGTTTAATTCGGCGCGTGTCAGCATATAAATGTCCGGCCAGCCCGGATCAGTTTGAGTTGCGGGTTCACCCTTTTCAAAATGAAAACCACAATCTAGCTCTATGTCGTGTATTGTCATATTCATAATGTCGCCTGTTGCATGAGTTTATTAAATTTGCTCACTGTCAGTTTTGACAGCACATTGCCTTTGATGCTGACTTTGTTGCCAGAGTCAGCCCACGACTCGATGCGGTTAATTTGATAACCGCCAGCGTTGTCGCTGCCAACGTATGCATACCCGACAAGCGCATTTTGTTTGTCAAGCACTGTGATTTTTAAATGGTCTCTCTCGCGTGTGATTTCAATCATTTTGTAGCCCATGACTTGTAATTGACATCATCCAGCATTGCACGAAAAGCCGCCCGATCAATCCCGGTTAAATCAAAGCCGCGCCAGCCGCAAACGCAATCTTTTATCCCGCACATATGGTTGTTTAGTCGCTTGTACTGTCCCGCAGACAATACGCCATTTTTGACGCGCAGATCAATGTCAGCCGCGCCATGAAAGCCGCCGGATAGGGTAATTGTTTTCATTTTCATTTTCCTTTGTTTACTAATGCTGGTGCAGCGTAAGCATCGCGCCCGCGTTGTTTGAACCATGCCGCAATGCGCTGCGCCCGGTGCCTGGGTATTAGCCGCCGCCCGATAGCGCGACTGTATCGCGCCCCTGGCGCGAAAAGTTGAACGGTATATAAGGTCATAGCTCCACCTCGAATATGTCTTCGCCCTGGGGTTGTGTGATGTGTTGGCTCATGGGCTGCCAGTCCCATGCGCCGATCTTAATTTTATCGTTCAGGGTTTCATACGTTTTCACATATTCGGATGTTGACATTTCATGGCCAAATAACGGGTAAACCCGCTTTTCTGCGCCCTTACTCTTAACGCGCCGATGTTTGCCTGTGCATTTGGCGTGAGCTGCTAAGAATTTGGCCGTGTCGATAACTTTATAAGTAGCGCGCCCGATGGTGATTGTTTGCATGGTTACCCCCTTAAAAGTTTGCGTACAAAAACGAGCCGCCCAACTCAGCGACTAACGCGGTGTTCTCTTGCAAATAGGTTAGCACCGCCTCGCGCGCTTCGTCTTCGTTCTCGTTTTCGTCATATTCGATGCTGTAATTTGCGGCAATGCTTTGCCATGTGTCTTCGCTGTAATCGCAGCAAAGCGCGATCACGTCCAGATCGTAGTCTGGGTCGCCCTCTTCGAGATAGTCAAAAAGGGCGTTAAGGCCTTGATAGCTGAACTGATCGCCTCGGTTGGAATTGCGAAAAGCATTGTGGAATTCTGAACGGTTTACTGATTGGATCATGGTGTTTACTTTACTGTTACCGGGTGATATTGCCCGCATATGCGCACGACTTATGCGCATAAGCTGGAAGCATCAGAGCGCGAAAAGAATGAACGTGATGACGTACAGCGCCGCGACGAACACAGCAGCGCCTGCCCATATAGCTAGCGTGCTGGGTTCACGCTCTAGCGGCTCTGGCCGGAGATCGATGTAATGCAAGCGTTTTTTTGACATGGTTTAAGCCTTCCAAATTGAAAACGCGCCGTTATATTCGCGCCATGCGGTGACGGGTAATGACAAGGCTAGCCAAGTGCCGCCGCACTGACGTAAAACGCAAATTGTGCCTACTGGGTGGCCGGGATTAAAATATTCCATGGTTTTTGTCCTTTGGTTTAGTTGACTGTAAAAGATTGCCTTGCATTTGTCAAGGCTTTGTTTAGCTGCTGCAAGTATTCCAGCGCGGGCATGGCGCGATAAAGTTTTTCGTTAACGGCTTTGGCTGTGTTTTCGTTGAAAGTTTCAAACACCGCCGCGCCCGTAACTTTGTTGACAATGATCCATGATACTGTTTTCATATGTTCACCGCCGCCGCAAAATTAGGCTTTTCGCCGTTATACGTTGTGACGCGGAACGAATGGAAACCGGCGGCGCTTGCAGCGGCTTTCACTTTTTCAATGTCGATTTGCGTTTTGCAATTTGTCGCCAGCAGCGATTCCATGTAATCGCGGGTTTCGCCGCGCTCTAAACCGTAGATCAAAATTTCCATGTTGCTAACTCCTGTGGTTGATGATGTTTATATTGTAAGGTTTTTTCTTGCATTGTCAACAACTATTTTCTAGGTAGTTTCCCTAATGCTTGTTGGGTCATTTGGGCGTGCGTTTGGGCGTGCGTTTGGGCGTGTTTTGCCCATACGCGGCCATTGGGGAAAATGGGTTTTTGGGTCATTTGGGCTATTGATTACAAACATCATTAAAATAATAATTGTAATTGTAACAGGATTGTTACACTGGACAGCCCGCGACTTTGTTGGGTATGCCTAAAGTGCCCAAATGACCCATGATTTGCCGCACGTCAAAAACATAGGCAATTTGGGTCATTTGTTTTTAAGTTGCCCAAATGACCCATGACCCATGACCCATGGCACATGGCACATGGCACATGGCACGCTGCACCAGGCACGCATGATGCAGGCTAGCGACTATGTTGGGCATACCCAAATGACCCATACCTGACAGCCATGTTAGTGTGTGCTTACTAACCATATGCCCGACAGCAATGTTGGTAAGCACTAACTAACATAGCTATGTTGGTAAGGGCACACTAACTTGCAGCCGAGGGGGAGGGGGTAGGGCCCGGCGCAGAGGGCCAACGGTGACGGAGGGTTTGTGAACAAAATTTTTTTTAATATATGATCCAAGCACGCCAACACGCGGTCATACATCTATGAGTTTCTATTCACTGCCACTTGTCCTAAATGAATCTCGCGCCACTGAAGCGGTGATCAGTCGCATATACAGCGCCGCCAAGCTCGGGCTAAAAGGCGACAGCCTGGCGCTGGCCGCTGGGCTTCTGCCTAAAGCCTACCGCCAGTTGTGCGAGCTAGACCCCATCGCGGAGATAGCCGCGCAAAAAGGCAAAGCCGACGGCGAGATCGAACTGACCAAGGTGCTGCACACCGCCGCGCTGGACGGCGACGCTAAGGTCGCGCTGGAGATCCTGAAGCACCAGCACGGCTGGGTTGCCAAGCAGGCCATCTCTGTTGAGGTCGACCAACGCATCTCCATCGTTGGCGCACTGGCCGAGGCCGAGCGCCGAGCAGCCCCCGACGTAATCGACGTAGATGCCAAGCAGGTACTGAGCTGATGCAGTCGACCATATACAGTGCAGAAGACGAGCAAGAGCTGATGGCCCGGCTGTGGGCACCACAGTACAAAGACAACCCACTGGCGTTTGTAAAGTTCGTATTCCCGTGGGGTGTCAAGGGCACGCCGCTGGAACACTTCGACGGGCCGCGCAAGTGGCAGCGCGAGGTGCTGCAAACAATCACAGAGCAGATCAAAGCAAACAAAGGTCTGGTTGACTTCAACACCTTGCGGCAATCGGTCAGTTCAGGCCGGGGTATTGGCAAGTCGGCGTTGGTCAGTTGGATCGTGATCTGGATGCTGTCAACCAGGATAGGCTCGACGACCATTGTGTCTGCCAACTCGGAGAGTCAGCTACGCAGCGTGACATGGGCCGAGATAACCAAGTGGCTGGCGATGTCGCTCAACTCGCATTGGTTCGAGGTCAGCGCAACCAGGCTGATGCCAGCCAAGTGGCTGACCGAACTGGTCGAACGGGACTTGAGAAAAGGCACGCGGTACTGGGGCGTTGAGGGGCGGCTGTGGTCGGCTGAAAATCCAGACGCATACGCGGGCGTACACAACTTTGATGGCGTGCTGGTGATCTTTGACGAGGCCAGCGGTATTGATGACGCTATCTGGGCGGTGACCAGCGGCTT